TTCTACAGCTAAACCACGAAGCTCCTCAGCAATGGACTTGATGTACATGTACGAGTTTACAGACGCACCCATCTTTAACCTGGCACTAGAGCAAATATTTAGATAATCGATAATTAACAAATCAGGTATAAAGTCTAGCTTGCCCTTGATCTCTTCAAGTAAAGCTCTGAAGTGACCAGAGTGAGCTGAGGCAGTAGGATACTCTTTAATGATCAGTTTGCCCTGTGTCTTCTTGGATATCTTATCTACTCTATTAGTAAAAGCTGCTCTATCAACAACCTTAAGCTCATCCATTGAAAGGTTCATTAGGTTTGCATCAATACGTTCAGCAATCTTCTCCTCTGCCATCTCCATTGTAATGTATAGTACATTACGTCCCTGCATTAAGGTGGATGATGCAACGTGACACATGAATAGAGATTTTCCCGCACCAGTACCTGCCAAAACTACATTAAGCGACTTCTTAGACATGCCTCCAGATGTAATCTTGTTTAGCATGTCAAGATCAAAGGCAACTTTCTCTTCCTTACGGTGATAGAAGTCGTATCGCTCATTAGCGTCAGCCAAGTAGTTGTGACCAACATGCTGATCGAATGATATAGACAAAGCATCTTGAAGGATCTTTGGGATCGAATCCTGTGTTAGTTTTGTATCCTTGCCATCAATGATCTTAATAGACTCAAGGATGGCATTGTAGACTGACCTGTCTTTACAGAACTTCTCTGTGTTTTCTATCAACCAAGTCTCATCTGTGCGATCCTTGTGTAACATATCAACAATACGTTGAGCTTCTTGCAGCTCTTTATCTGTGATGTCTTTACGGTTGTTTAGTTCAATCTTGATAATATCTTGTGTTGGCAGTTTGTTGTACTTGGAAAAGAATCCAAGAGTTTCTTCTGCAACGACTTTCTCTAACCGTTCTTGGAAATATGATGGCTCCACAAAGGGAGCCACCTTACGACAATACTCTTCATTATGAATTAGACTAGCTAGAATTTTCTGCTCTATTCTCATCAACACCACCTGTGTATACCAAGGAGTTATAATTAACACCTTTTTCAATTAACTCAGTTAGAATAGGGCCGATGTGTTGTATAAACTCATTGTTTAGTCTTGAGCCATCTTTAAGCTCATACTCAAACTTAAGTCGTAACACATCGACCTCTTCTAACAACTCAACTCGTCCGTACTTGTATACTATACCTGCATACGGACCTTCAAGCAACTCTATCCATTGATTATCAATGATTTTATATGGCTTCATCTTCAATCTCTCCAAGCTCCGTGTCAATGTCTTGGTCTGTCATTAGTTGGCCTGACGATATCTGATAATTGGTCTTAACCCATTCTTGAAACTTTGCATTTGTAAGAATAGGGAACCAGAAGTCTTTGGTGTCAGTATCCTTCAATCGATATTTTTTATCCACAATTTCACCTGTGTCTGTGTCGACTTGAGAATACCATCCATTACTAGGTTTAACAACATGACCTGATATTAAAGCCATGTCAAGTAAGCCTGACCAGCGAGAAACACCCCCATCGAAACGCACTGTGATAGGTATCTTTGATTTCTCTCGTACATATCTACTCTTCTCTACGTTAATGATGAAGTTGTAACCAGCAAGTTCTGCCCCATCCTTTTCTTGTTGACGGCCGAGAATGAAGATTTTGTCGGCTGAGTAATATGATCCCGTACCGCCACCAATAATATCCTTTGGATACAAACCGATCTCTTTGTACGTGTGGTTTACCACGACCATTGGAATATCTTTGAGAGTTAGATGAGGGGTCACCATTCGAAAGAGTGACTTAATCTGCTTTGCTCTACTCATATCTGCAACAGACTTACCATCCATTGCATCATCAACTTCTTTCTTTGACGCCAAGTTTCCAATAGAGTCAATTAGAATCATAACACGATCACCACGTTCAATACCATTTAGCTGTTGCATGATATCAAACTTTAATTGCTCCACATCTGTGATAGGTGTGTGAACAACTCTATCCATATCGATACTCAGAGCTTTGAAGTAATCGAGGGGAGTTCCAAATTCTGAATCATAAAATAGGAGAACTGACTCAGGGTACTTCTCAAGATAACTCTTAGCCATAATTAAGCTAAACATTGTCTTGAAGTGCTTCGAAGGACCAGCCCACATTGTAAGTCCAGGTGTAAGACCACCATCTAACTTACCTGATAGTGCAACATTGATAGCTGGGACTGATGTTGGGATCATGTCCTTTTTGGTAAAGAACTTCGATGCAGCAAGTATAGCTGAATCTTTGATTGTGGAGTTCTTCTTAATTTTATCTAATAAGCTCATTGTATACCTCAATGCATTGTGTTTGATTCTTGTTCAATTCCAGAATGGATAATATGCTCTAACAACTTTCCAATATACTGCTCAAAAGGTTCTATGTTACCAAAGTCCTTGGATCCTTTATCTAGTAATTCATACTCAAAGTTGATGTTAATTTTATGATCATCCTCTTCAGTATCTACATTTATCTGACCATAAGAGAATACTATACCTGCAAACGGTTCATCCAGCAACTTTATTGCCTCCATGCCATTGGCTTTGTTTTCAACCATGACGTAATTAAATTTCATCCCATCTCCTCAACAGTGTACTCAGGATTTTTTACATCAAACACGAATGTTATTCTAGGCACGTTACCTAGATTTTCTGTTCCATGTAACTTCTTATTGTTGAACCAGAACAACATGCCTGGTTCAACTATCACGTATTCATCATCAACGAAGTATTTGTATTTGCCCTGAATCGATAAGTGATACCTATCTCTCGTTAAATAATAGGTTCCTTTATCAATATGAGCTCCAACATTATCTCCAACGTTGAGTCTGATAAAGGCACACCTACTAACATCTCTAAAGTAATTACCTAGAATTCGAAATACTTCAGTGTGGTTGTGAAAGGCCGGAGTGGGTACACAGATTTCACTATCGCCCACATACTGACCAGGTTCACTAATAGCTCCCAGTACAAGCTGAAGAGCTGTTGCTTCAATTTTAGGGAAGTTTAAATCTTTAGTCACGTCACCAGTGTTAAGTATATTTTGTTGACTTCCCCAATCATCTGGATACTGTTCTAGTTGATGTGACACTCCCGACACATCAATCCCAGACTCCATCACACGAATGTGACGGCCAGGCTTAGACTCTGTTACTTGCGTATCCATTATTCGAAAAAGTCCTCTAATGTTGATCGTTGGGTAGTTGACCAACCTAATGCATTTAGGATGTTCTGAACAGCATCTTCAAATGTCTTCTCAAACATCTTATCATAGTTGATGTATTCATACAATTCTAATTCAGGAGGTAGCTTATCAACAAACGATATACAATCTTCGTATATTGGATTAGGAACCTTCAAATAGACAAACTTTATCTTATCACCCTCTTGGATGAGCGGATATTGTTTTGTTAGGTTCTTTGCTTTTATATAGTGATTGTATAGTAAGGCTCCTCTAACATGAATGGGAGTAGACTTTTTGTAAATGGATGAATCGCTATGATACTTCTTTACGTCCGAGATGCCCCTTGGAAAAGCAATTTGTTCAGGTGTAAGAGCTCTAAATTCAGACTTATAATCGGCAACATAATTCTTTACATCGGCCTCTGTGCCATACAAGATTGCAGTGAGAGATCCCCTTAGCTTATCTCTAATCACTGAAGGGGTAGACGATTTGACCATCTGAAGACCGATCACCTTCAACTGAGGCTCGGTATACTGAACACCTTCCGAATTGTATACAGACATCACATACCGCTTCTTGGATACGCTAATCATCGTGTCGACAAGGTTCTCTCGCTTCATCTGCATCTTCTGATCATACGCATTCATGTAGTTAGCAAGCTCTTGATATGACTCATCTATAAAGGGTTGAATCTTGTCTTCAGCAACCTTATCCATAAACTGAATAACTTTATCTGTTGGAACACTAACCTTACCGTCTACACTGTAAACCTTTTGCACAAGATCGTTGAGAGACAACACAACAGAGTCTGTATCGATCAACACGATTCGGTCTACATTATCTGTTTTAAGAAGTTGATTGAAGTATTCATTCAGCTTATTGTCAATCCACCGAATCGATAGCTGTCCTGATATTGTAATACTCTCAGCGATGCGCATATCAAAATATCTGAAGTATGCGTTACCCATAGCGCCATAAGCACTGTTGAGTAAAATCTTCATAGCCATCTGTAGATTGTTTAGCCGACTAATTTCTCCCTCCCACTTAGGATCTTTAGTGTTGGCATACTCCTGCCTGGCTTTCAACATTTCTTTCTTGTAGATCACACGCTTGTCATAATACAACTGCATTTGAGTTGGAAGCAGCCCTTTCTTATCTTTTCTGAAGCACCACCCATTAGCGGCCATTGCAACGTCTTGATCATACACACCAGAAAGGTCAACTTCCTTATTCAACAACTTGTCAATAGAAGTATCC